ACTGACTTGAGGGTCTCTAGGAATCCTTCCCCGAAAGGTTTGACCGTTTCACCCGAACGACGGATTGCTTCCCAGCAGAGCCAATAGACATCAGATTGTTTCTGATCCTCTATCAGCGCTTTGTGAAAGCCCTTCTTGGCGTATTGCTCGAAGGCATACTCAATCAGGGGAGTTATCTCAAACTCCTGTACTGAATTGTCAGCCCTTGTAACCTTTAGCTTTGCCATGTTAGCCCCTTAGTTTCTTATTAGGAAGTTGTTACTGCGATTGTACCTGACACGTTAAATGTAAGGCTCTGGGTGCTGAGGTCAGCGACGGAACCATTTACATCTGTGGTGTTGTTAATCAAGCAAGTCATTGAGTAAAGTGGATTAGCTGCTGAAGTAGCTGCTGATGACTGCTTTACTGTGATAGGTGCGTTTGTTCCCCAGATGCCTTGAAGGGTCTGTAGAACTTCACCTGTTGCTGTGTCATTGAGGAAGTCGATTGTGATTGATGATGCTTCCAAGCCCTTAACGAACTTGTGACCTGAGTCACCCATTGCTGTCACTTCGAGTTCATCGAATGAACGGTTGATTGTTACTGCTGTGACGTGGTCTGAGAGATCAACTGAATTGACTGTCAAAACTACGCCATTGTTTAGAAATACTGCCATTTCAGTTATTCCTCATCTTTCTTGGTAGTTGGTTTTGGTGCTGGTGCTGCTGGTGGAAGCTGACCGATTTTCGCTAGGAAGTCGGCTTGTTCCTTTGTCCAATCGTCCATTCGATTAGCTCCATTCCGTTAGGGTGCTTATTGCAATGTCGCAAGTAAGCAAGTCTCCTGAAGCGATTGAAAGAACGCTAGGGGCGCTCACGCTTCCTACGTTAAATACAATGCTGGAAGCCTCTAATAGGCTGAATACCCGAACAACGTCGGCTTCAATTCCAGCAAGGTTGCCCTCGTTGTCTAGCAACGGAACAAGGATAGAAATCTTAAAGTTAGCCATTGGCGCGATAGATGTGTAATCGTTATTGCTTGGCACAATATATGGATCATCAGGAGTAACAATGACGCTGTTAGCAATAGGCGTAGCAGGTGGGAACGCGAACACGCTGTACTTGGTATTATCCGCTAAGGCGCTCGCAATGCTGCTTCTGAGGGTTGTTATTGCTGGCATTAGCCCACCATTGAGTTAGGGCTTAAATATGGTGCAATCAATCCACGAACGCGAGCGATGAGTTGAGATGACATGGCATACATTGAGCCGATTGAGCCATCAGGGTTCATGCCATTGCCTGAGTTAGTTTGGCGAGATGTCCAGATTGATACGCAGATCATCAAACTAGCCTCTTGGATGGCTGGGATTGTTGTTGGATCTAAATATGTATCCGCTGCAACTGTACCAAATGGGTTGATTGGATGGTAAGGAGCTGGGGTGTTGTTATTACCTGTGATGGCATAAGTGATTGAATGATTATCGACTGCTGTAATTGTCTTTGAGCCATTGTGCTTAGATCCTGAGCCGCCAATAACTACTGTTTGTCCGACATAGTAAACATCAAGGACTGGGATATTGAAGTAAGTTGTGCCAGTTGTGGCTGTGTTGCTGTGACCTACTGCTGAGTTTGTATTGTTCCAAATGAAAGGAAGCAGAACATTGTCAGCAGCATCGCAGACTTCCTGCAAAACGGCATCAGCATAGAGAGTGCCAACGCCTAGCGCTGTGCGAAGCTCTGCAACTGTTGTAATGCTCATGTTTTCCTTTCTAAAGACTAGAGGGAGCAGTAAGGGCTCTGACTGCCCCCTCTAGCGACTTAGGGTCTTACTAGATTAAGCAACGTTGAACTTGAAAGCTCCTGCTGCTGTCTTTGTCGCGATTGCGCCGTAACCGTAGTATCCGACCTCAACCTGACCTGTGCCTACCTTGTCAGCGCGTAGCTGCAAGCGGCTGCTCTCGTACCATGTGTATGAGTCGCGGTTAACAACGATGATTGAACCATCTGCTGCGCCTGTGAGTGAGTAATCAACATACAAGTCGAGTCCGAGGAGTGATCCGCGTAGTGACTGTGATACTGAACCTGCTGCGTTCATTGGCTGTGAAGCAATGAAGAGTGGACGGTTTGAAGAGTCAACCATTCCCATGATGTTCGCCCATTGTGTAGGTGAGACGATAACGCCTGTTGCGAACTTGAGAGTGTTTGTGTAGATAGAGTCAGATGCGCGAGCAATAAAGCCAGCCATTTCTGCGCCATCCCAAGGAAGTGTGATTGCTGTGCCGTCTGCTGTTGCACCTGTCTGAAGTGCTGTGCGAACTGCAACGTTTGTTGCCTTTGCGTAAGCGTCAGCCATGAGTGACTGAAGCTCTGCGAAGAATGCTGGAGAAGTACGATCAAGAACTTCTACATCGAATAGTTGCATTCCTGCATACTTCTTTACGTCAACATCTAGGTATTCAATTTCTACCTGTGTATCAGAAAACGCAGCCTTCTCAGCTGTCTCTGCAACAGTAGGCGCTGCCTTTACGCGAGGAATCTGGAATTTAAACCCAGCGTCCGGAATTGTGCCTGATGAAATAGCATCGATTGAAGGACGACCTGAAGTTGTCTTTGAGTTGATGATTTCTGTGAGCTGACGTGTTGGTACGAGACCAGCAACTTCAGTTGTTGTTGTATCTGATGCTGCTGCAAGGTACTGACGAGCGTTGTCATCACCAAGTGATGCGCGGATTGAGTTTTCTAGGAAAACTGCTGGGTTTGTATCAATGCGTGGCTTTGTGTAAGCCATTGCTGTAACAGTAGGACGAGCAGCCTCGACAGCCGCAGCTTCTACTGATGGTGTTGCTTCGACTGGTGTGGTTTCTTCCACGACTGTCTCGCTTTCTGTAGTTTGGGTTTCTTCGACAGGGGTTTCCTCTGCCGCGATCTCTAGAACCTGAGCAGACTTAAATGCTGGCTCTGTAACTAGAGAAACTTCTTTTAATTTAGCAGCAGTTACAACTGTGTAACCGTTGCGTGATGGCTTTGATGAAATGATTTCTGCGCCAATACTCAAACCTGAAACCAATCCTTCAGATGCCATGATGAGGCTGTCTGAACCTGCTTGGCTGCGAGATAACTTAAAGGTTGCATAAATGCCATCCTCGCGTGTCTCTGCTGCAATCATGCGCCCAACAGGCTTCTTAATATCGTGCTGTGAAAGTAACTTAATCTTTGATACATCTGCAATGTCAATTGATCCTGCTTCAAAGACATAAGCGCCTAGGTTTGTATTGCCAACTTCGCCTGTTCCCATTGGCACAATCTTGCCTGAGATTTCGCGACGTTCTTCGCTGCACTCGATTGAGGCTGCTTCAATGTATAGAGTTTCCATTAGTCGTTCTCATTTCCGTTAGGAGATAAATCTTCCATTTCCATAGCTTGTTCAGTTGTAATCAAGCCAAGTGCAAGCATCTTTTCAAGAACAAGCAAACGCTCCATAGGCTCTGTGCGCAAGAATGTGTCATCTAGCGCAAACTTCACATAATGACCTGCTGTAGAGATATCGTCCATAGATAGACGTGACTCAATTGCTGAAACATAAGGCTGAAGGGTAAATGCGACCATTTGCTTGCGCTCATCTTGTACGTTTGCGTAGGTCATGGTTGTGTTCTGTGATGCTGAAACATAATAAGGATCTACTGAACAGAGGCGTGCGCACTCTGTTGCAAGGTTCTGAATTGCCTCGTTGTAGAGCATGTCTTTAGGTGAGAACTGTGTTCCTTGGAATTCGAGAGTGCTAGTAAGGTAAGCAGTTGAGTTATTTAGGCGACTGCGCTTCCAAGCTGATAGAAGTCCTGAAACTTCTGCTGGCGGTAGGTCTGCGCCTGTGTTCTTGAGAATACCTGAAGCCATTGGAGTGGATGCAGCAATAGCGGCAGCTTTTTGAACATCAACTGCTGCCTGAATTGTACGAGCGCCAGTTGATAAGATGCCCTCATCCTTTTGGAAAGTAATAAGAGAGCCAAGTCCTGACATTGGTACAGGAATTCCATCAACATAATATTGAGTGATGTAATGGCTTAAAGGATCAGTTTCAAAACTGACGCGACCATTACCGACCCACTCGGCATTAGCCATGCGACCGTCCTCTTGGTAGGTCTCTGTAATTCTCCAATAACTTACGCCGAACATGAGGAGACTGTCTAACGTGTAATAAAGG